TTTTGGTCTCACAGGATCCATTGCAGTTATACAACTATTTATGACCCAATTTGCAAGCCCATGATACCTCTGCAAATCAGTTTCCCAAGCAGGATATATGTCTGTTTTTACGCTCCGAATCTCGGCCCATTTTGATCGTTGTCGTTCATTATTCGCCAAACAAAAATGAGTACAAGTGCCAAAATTATAATTCCACTTATCATTTCCATTGTATATTGTAATAGCAGGACTGGTTAATGAATAATCAATCCCAATTATCTTCATCTTCTTCAGGTGTTTCTATGTATGCTCCACAAAAAGGGCAATGTTGTGGTTTTATTTTACTGGTCCAAACTAAAATAAAAGATTCTGCACATTCCATGCAATCATAATCTTCTTCAATTTCTATCATTAGGGACTTTCTCCATGTCTCTATATTTATCTAATAAAGAATAACAATGTTTTAAACCATCTTGATAACACTTGAGTCTTTCAGGCATTACCAAGTGATTCAGGTCAGGTTTAGGATTCTTCCTGATCTTTTCTCTCAATGTAGAAACTCTACTTATTTCTTCATTGATTTCTCCCATTATTTCTGAGAGAACATTAGCCGCATAATGTTCTGGGACCATTGACATATTCATCGTATTCAGCCTTATAATAATGTAATTTTTCTCGCAATTCTTTTATCTTCATTGCATTATATAGGTGTGATGGAACGATCAGTTGTTCGCTTAATAAGTCCTCATAGTGTCGTATAGTCTGATGTAATTCATCTTTCTCAGACAATGCATCTGATAATACTCGCATTAGATGTCCACCACTTCACAACCACCATCGGAGGCACAAGCCAATTCTTGTGCTCCTGCAGTAAAGTCTTTCTCCTCGTATTTAGCCAACTGTAACCAATCAACATTTTTTGGCATTATTTTCAATGCTTCTTCATATTCTTCTTTTGTACAATCTTGATATGGCGCCTGTCTGTATGTATGTTCACTAAAAGGTAAAAATGAAATACCACTAATGCTATCAAAGTTAACCCAAACCCAGTTACCTACTTCCATCCACTCGTGTTCTTTGACTGAAATTGTTACAGATGGTTTGTGTTCACACCAATGAATTTGATATTTCTGCCAGAGTTCTAATTGCTCTTTTGCAGTCATATCTTGTCTGAATACTGCATTCTTTGGACTTTGCATAGGAAATGAAAATACAGTTGTATGTTGTGGTTTCATTACATCTGCTTCGTTAGGAAACCCTGCATCTTTCATAAATGCACACAATGGATCTTTATTATCTGCTCTTACAGTTCTGATGTAATATGGATTATGTCTTGCGTGAATACCTGATGCAGAATCAACTAACTGACTGACTGTACCACTCGGTTTAACACATGTAATGGCGGCTGATTGTGGTATATTAAGTCTGTCAGCATATTCTTTATTTGTTGCAACCGCTTCTTGTTTAAGATTCTCTAATAAATCTTCAAGTCCTTTTTTCTTACCATTTGTAAGAGAGTTGTCCATTATTCCTGTAAGAGAGACTCCAAGAAGTCGTTCTTCATCGCAGTTTCGTTTCCACTCTCTGGAGAGGTATTTGAAACTTGTAAGGGTTGATTGAAACGTGCCAAGGATTGTTGCAATCCTAACTTTCTTGCGTAAAGATTCGGCAGTGTCCCGTCCTCTGACAACGACTTCTGAAAGGTTACAAAACTCTCTGCTTCTAAGTATGATCTCACTGCAGGGATTAGTTCCAAAGTCATCTCTTGGTTCTCTTCTGATTTCTTCTTCATTGTTTAGACTCTCTACTTGTTTTCTGGCCGACATACTGTTATAGATTCCTCGCTCTCCCGATTTAGAATCGTAGAGGGATAACCACTCTCGCATGAAAGTCCCAATGTCTGGCTTTTCTTTATAGTTAACCGAATTATTGGCGAGGGCTCGTTGAGGATTATTCTCCCACCACTGTCCTGACTTAGCATGTCGCATTGTTTCGTCTTGTAAGTTTGACAGGCTGATAAGAGCAGAACGGCGGACCCCACCAACAACAACAATTTCTGCAATTTTACATACAATATCATGTGCTTCTACCGGTTTAAGTTTACGTCCTGCACTAATCTGAAAAGTATTTATAGTGAATTTGAACAATTCTTCTAGTGGTTCAGGACCAGAGGCTCTACCTCCAAATGTTTTGAGTGGCGCTCCTGCTGGTCTTACATTTGAAAGATCCCATCTTGGTATTTGACCTTGCCAAACAAGTGAGAGTAATTCTTTATATGCTTTAGCCCAACCTAATTTACTATCTGCTACAACTATTGTTGTGTCAGTCTCATGAAACTCTTCGGCAACTATTGGTAATTGAGCCACATACTCTTCTTCTACTGAAAATCCCACACCAGTACCATTCATGAGAATATACAACACTTCATCAAAGGATCTTGGAACATCTACCTTAACATATGAACAATTATATCCTGCAATGTTTTCTTTTTTCAATGCCTCTCCTGCAGTCATCAGGCACCTCATGCTTGGCATAACGTCTAGATTAATGATATGCTCTCTTAAATCGGCTTCTAGCCCATTATCTAGTTTAAAGTCATGTTTAGTATCTAAATGTTCTTTGAAAAAAGTAACCAATCTATCAACTGTTTCTTCCCAGGTTTCTCTTCGCTTTAAAGAATAATTCCATCTTGCATATCGTGATAAATGTATAAATGATTGGTACTCGGTAGGTAGAGGCATTTTTTACTCCTTATTTTAACTTATCTAAAAATTCTTTTGATTCTCGTTCTGATAGACCATATTTTGCCATTACCCAACTTCCATTTAGATTTTCTTTGATAATCCTCATCTCTTTAGCGGAAAATGTCTTTGAGTTTAAAATATAGTCTTCAAAGGCTTCACAACAAATAGGAAATTTTGGTTTTACCAATTCATACATTGCACTTGCGTAATCTTGTATCTCTTTTTGTGCGTGAGCATCCATACGTAATTTGGCAAAATGAAAAAAATTGTTCAAATCTATTTTCCAAATACACTCGGTGTAATTTGAAACTGGTAAAACCGTTCTTGCAAGTTCTCTTGCAATACCCTTAAACCCTTCATAAAATCCATCTAAGGGAGTAGGGTTAGCAATTTGTCTATAACACTCTTTTGCCTGATCTGTAACTGCAACCATACGACCTAAAACAAGTATCTTATTATCTTCGTCTAAGTCTTTACCACGTCCTTGATTGTTTGATTGTGATTGTTCTTGTACATCGGCTTCAGCAGGTAAATAAAACTCATCACTCATTAATGAGTAACGACCAGAGTATTCGTTTATGTTAGCAGTCCTATGTCTAACAAGTTGTCTCATCACAAATATTGGTAGTTTTAGATGAAACTTCACTTCACACATCTCAAATGGTGATGTGTGTTTATGCCTCATTAAATATCTAATTAAATTACGTGTTTGGCTAGTCTTTCGTGTGCCTTCTCCATAACTTATTCTTGCGGCATTTTCAACTTCCTCATCGTTTCCCATTACCTCTAATAATTCAACAAAGCCATGATTATGTATTTTCATATTTTAAATTCCAACATTTTTGTTTTTGCAGTCAATCCAAAATAAATATTACTATCTAATACATATGGGACATTAATACCTCCCAATACCATCTCATTTATATCTTTTTCACGCACATACTGGGGCCATATTACAATTTTGTGGTGTCTATCAATTGTGGCTTCCATCTTCTTAACAGTTTCACGATTTCTTCTCTCATTATCATATACAAAAATTAATTCGCAATCTATCAAATGAGATAATGCAGAAACTAAATCCCCTCCTGCTACTGCAATACAATTTTCTATAAAAAGAGAGTCGATCGGACCTTCAACTACAAAAACTGGTTTGTTTTTATCAATCCTATCTAAACCAAAAATCTTAGGTTGATGCTCATCTATTTTTATTGTAATGTACCGAAGGTCCGATTCCCCTAAAGCCCTGCCTTGAGCGGCAATCATATTTCTTGTACGGTCAAAAAAAGGAATCACTAATCTTGGCTCTTCATAAAGATGCCTATATATATCATCTTTCGATATTTCAAGTCCAACAACCCACTCCTTAAAATTTTCTGCAAAATATAAATTTTTATAATGTTCTTCAGGTATGTTGCGTCCTTTAACATATTGTTTACAATAATGTTCGTCTAATAATTTATCAATAGAAACTATTTTATCTAATGGATTATTTGTATGTGAGGTTTCGAATTTAGGTGCTTTAAATTCAAATTTAGGTCTTTCTACAGGTGTAGATTTTGAATGTGAATTGCTAGTATAAGTATCCATGACATACTGTTGATGAAGACCAGGATTTAAATCTCTAATCAAATTACTCAAACTCATTCCTGCACCACAGTTATGGCATCTATAATACAAACCATTTGTCTTGCGATAAACGTAGCCTCTTGCTTTGTATTGATGTTTTTCAGAATCACCACAAATAGGACACCTGAAATTATACAGGTCTTCTCTTTTACGTGTGAATCGTTCTAATTGTCCAGAGAGTATATTAAGATATTTTTGGTCAATATAAATGCTCATGATAAAAGTATAGGATAAAATTCAGAAGTATAACAAACAGTATATATTATAAAAATAGAATAGTCAAGTTATAGGCCGACATACCTAATTGCATGATTAGCATCAGTATCAGATAAACCAAGTTTCTTTGCTAATTCATATACAGGAGCAGGATCCCTTACCTTTTTCTTCTGCTTAATTGAAAGGGCTAATTTCACAAGTTCACTGTTTTGCATAAATCTCTGTTTCTTTGATAAAAGCAAGTTTTTCAGACATCGCATCAACTTGCTTTGAAATATATTTTACATCTGCTTTAACT